GTCGTCGTTTCTCCGGCAGCGTCCATTGCCCCGGCTCCCCGGCTCAGTCGCAATCAGCCTGCAACAGCCTTCGCCCCAAACGAGCCCCCGGCTGCCAGTGCGGAAAGGCGGCCACCGATGAGCACAATAGCCGGTTACACGCTGGGTTTTGCTTTTCCGAAGCCCGGACCCAAGATCCCCCGCGTCGTCGAGAAGGGGCGCCGCTACAGCCAGGGCAAAGCTCGCCTGTGGCTGCAACAGGACAAGCACTGTGCAGGCTGTCCGCGCTGGCTGCGATCGCCGGCGGAGGGACACCGCCACCACATCTACGGCCGCGGCATGGGAGGCGGCAAACGTGACGATCGCGACACCGAGTTGCTCTGTCATCGTTGTCACGCTAGAGCCAAGATCCTCCGCCGCGAAAGTTGGATCAATGTGACGCCGGTTGAGTCAGTGACGCCCGCGGCGGAGGTCCCCGGACGTCCAGTGCTCGTGTACTCCCGAGGGGAGGCGGTCCATGCCTAACACCTTCGAGATCTGCGACGACTACGGCGTTTGGGTTGTCGTTCCATGCGTGAGTGGACGCTGGGCAACCGAGCAACTAGCAATGGCCGAATGCAACCTGCGCAACTTCGAGGACGGCTGCTCCGATAAGAACGGGAATTTGCTCCACCTCTATAACCAGCTCGATTGGTGGGAGCGGCATTCACGCCGTCCGGATTGCACTTGCAAAGTGCCGCTCGCTCCCCTCGCGCAAAGCGGTGCCGCATGAGCCGCATGTATGGCGAGAACGCACAGCGCTATGGTCAACGCCGGCTCGGCGAGGTCGACAAGCGCGAGATCAACGAACGCTGGCAGCAAGCGCATCGCGCCAACAGCGTCGAGATCGAAGTGCCGTGCACCTGCAGCTTTCGGCCTTATCCGCATATCGTCTCCGAGCTGCCGGAGTGGGAGCGGCGAAGGCATAACGATCCGTGGCGCCACCTGAAGGAGTCCGCATGACTAAGCTAACTGAGCGCAAGACGCGGCTGTTGTTTGAGAGTGAGGCCAAGGCGCGCTATCGCGGGAAGGTGCGCACCATCGTGGTTGAGCCCGACATGCAGGGCTACACGTTGGCATTGCGGCTCAAGGGAACCAGGGTGCGCTACGAGATTTCCTGGGAGGCGGTCTTCGACCAGGCGGCGAAGATCTATGCCGATCGCGCCCGATACGAACGGCAGATGGCACGGAAAGGGCGAAAGTTGAAATGAAGAAGCAAGAGCTCTACAGGCAGGGAGATGTTCTGATTCGGCGTATTGACGGCCTGCCGAAGCAAAAGGCCGTGAAGAGAGAGAGCGGGGCAATCCTCGAGGGCGAAGCCACCGGGCACGTGCATCGCATCGCGGAGCTGACGCAGGCAGAAGTTTTGGAGATCGGCAACGGAGTCTATCTCCGGGTTGGCTCAGAGGGCGTGCGGATCGTCCACGAGGAGCATGCGGATATCGTCCTGCCGGCTGGCAACTACGAGGTAGTTCGCCAGCGCGAGTACTCCCCGGAGGAGATCCGCAATGTCGCCGACTAAGAAGATCACGGCGCTTGCGAAAGGGCAGGAGGCGCGTTTCGCGGAGCTTGTTGAACGATGGACCGACATTGGCCTGTCGACTCAGCCCGCGAATCGCGCTGAAGCCGAGCGTGGGGTTCGCCTCGCATATGAGTTGGCGGGCAAAGCTCCGCCGAAAAAGATCGTGTGGACCACATCGCCACTTGCACAGGGGCTTACCAGGGCGACCGTCGAGCAACTGCTCGACGGTCGCACCAAAATTGGAAAAGCCGTCTGGGCCAGCGTCGGGGCCAGCGTCAGGGCCAGCGTCTGGGACAGCGTCAGGGCCAGCGTCGGGGCCAGCGTCGGGGCCAGCGTCGGGGCCAGCGTCTGGGCCAGCGTCTGGGCCAGCGTCAGGGCCAGCGTCAGGGCCAGCGTCGGGGCCAGCGTCGGGGCCAGCGTCAGGGCCAGCGTCTGGGCCAGCGTCGGGGCCAGCGTCAGGGACAGCGTCGGGGACAGCGTCGGGGCCAGCGTCGGGGCCAGCGTCAGGGCCAGCGTCTGGGCCAGCGTCGGGGCCAGCGTCTGGGACAGCGTCTGGGCCAGCGTCAGGGACAGCGTCGGGGCCAGCGTCAGGGACAGCGTCGGGGCCAGCGTCTGGGCCAGCGTCAGGGCCAGCGTCGGGGCCAGCGTCGGGGCCAGCGTCGGGGCCAGCGTCAGGGACAGCGTCGGGGCCAGCGTCGGGGCCAGCGTCAGGGACAGCGTCGGGGACAGCGTCGGGGCCAGCGTCTGGGCCAGCGTCTGGGCCAGCGTCAGGGCCAGCGTCTGGGCCAGCGTCGGGGCCAGCGTCGGGGCCAGCGTCAGGGCCAGCGTCTGGGCCAGCGTCGGGGCCAGCGTCAGGGACAGCGTCGGGGACAGCGTCGGGGCCAGCGTCGGGGCCAGCGTCAGGGCCAGCGTCTGGGCCAGCGTCAGGGCCAGCGTCAGGGACAGCGTCGGGGACAGCGGTTATGGCCAGCATGATGCAGCTTGGCTCGGGTTTTACGATTACTTCGCCACCGTGTGCGATCTGCGCGAAGAAACTCGCCCGCTCGGCGGCTTATGGCTAATAGCCCGCAACGCCGGCTGGTTCTTGCCTCACGAGCATATATGTTGGATTTCTGAGCGTCACAACGTTCTATATCGCGATGAGCGCGGGCGCTTACATTGCGAAAACGGGCCAGCCCTGCAGTACCCGGACAAATGGGGAATCTGGGCATGGCACGGCGTGCGCGTTAATCCGCAAATTGTTGAACATCCGGAAACTATTACCGTCGAGCAGATCCAGCAGGAGCGCAACGCCGAAGTCAGAAGAGTGCTCCTCGAACGGTATACCTTCCCGCGCTACATCCAGGACACCGGCGCGCAAAAGATTCATGAGGACGAGTTTGGCGAGCTTTACCGCGCGGAGCTCGAGGGCGACGAGCCGATCGTCATGGTTCGCGTCATGAATTCGACCCTGGAAGAAGACGGATCGCGCAAGCCTTATTTCCTGCGCGTGCCGCCGGCGATCGTCACCGCTCGCGATGCCGTCGCCTGGACGTTTGGCTACGACGACAGCGCGACGTACGCAAAGGCGCTCATTCAGCAGACGTAGGAGAGGCCGTGGCAGTCACTCGAAACTGCGTCCCGCAGTACATAGTGCCCAAGAAGGGGCGCGCCGTGGTCTGGTTCTATCGCAACCAGGCCAGCCTGAGCATCTACGTTCGGCCGCTTGACAAAGACGGCCGTGCGATGGGCCGGGAGCCGATCTGCTTTCGGATTCTGTTGAACGCGAAACCTGCGAACGCTCCCATTCACGGACGCAATCAGCGTTTTGAATTTCCGGGGTCTGCCGTATGAGCGCCACGGCGAGGGTCGCGGCCATTCCAAAGCGCGCGGTGAAGAAGCTCGCCATCGATCGGCGGCCGAGTGCAGAGGCCCGCTACCGGCTGCGCGAGTGTGCCAAGCAGCTTCTATACGAGGGCTACAGCTATCGCGAAGCGCAGGATCTCCTGCGCCTGTACCTGATGGATACGGCTTTGATGGATGCCGCCCAGGTGAAGACGAAGGCTGCAAAAAGGCTGAAGATCTCGCGTGATCATGTGCGCGATTTTCACCGCCGCGGCAAGGGGCTGTTGTGATATGTCGGGCGACTTTGGACCGAGCTGGCAGGAAGTCGAAAGTGAGCGTGAGCCTAACGAGTTGGAGATGGAGTACGAGGCCTATGGGCTGTTCTCGGATCTCCAGGCCGAGCTCAGGCGCATGCGCCGCGAAATGTCTCCTGAGTATCAGCGCGAGCAGCAATGGAGGGAAGCGGTGAAGTATTTGGTGGACGCGGGGTTAATCCAACGCGTGCTGGCCGTAAGTAATCGCGATGCCGTGCAGCTGGCGCTTCTCGAGCTCGGCGAGCGTGCACAGTGGCCAATCGATGTTTACGACCAGGTGGGCGACAAGACGACGTTCGTGATCGCACCGGCCGATCCGGAAGCGACGCCGCCGCCACAGCCGCCGAAGAAGCCAGCGCGATCGGTAAAGGCAGCAGTCAACCGTCGTCCAAAAGAGGGCTGGAAGTGGATGTTCCAACGGCGAAGGACAGCGTGAGTAGCCGCTGGAACCATGCCATTTGCGAAGCGTGCTGGGTGAAGCGCGAGCCGCACCGTTTGCCCATAAGGCTGACGACCGCCTTTCGGAAATCGACGGACTGCTGCTTTTGCGGCGAGCCGACTACTGCGGGAATTTTTATGCGCGAGGATCCGGAGAAAACCCACTGCAAAGGGGTCCATCCGGATGATTGAAAACCAACCAAGGAGGAACCATGGAAGAACGGATGGGGTGCTTTGCGAGAGGCGCTCCGGAGATTTACTTCAACAAGCCTTACTTACGCCGGCAGCACGTTAGCGCGCGCCGCCGGCCAGTCGATTTCAAAAAGCAGCAGCGAAACAAGATTACCACGACGAGGAGGCAGGGAGCGATGGGCAGATTCTGGCGGCGGTGGTTTTACTGGTTCCCCTTCCCGATCGGCGACAAAGTCTTGATTTGTCGAATTCGGTGAGGAAAGGAGGTCGCGGAGAATCGCCAGAGCCATTGTCCGGGCGGCGCCATGAGATGCGGCATGTTCAAGGGTCCCGCAGTACTCGCGAACGGAGTAGCGAGGTTGTCCTTGAAGTCAGCGCTGCCCGGCCAATGAAATTACGAAAGGAGAAACATGATCAGCGACGAACAGCTTAAAAACTGGTTCACCTATCACCCGCCCACCGAGGGCGACCAGGTGAAGTACGAGACGATCCGGAGAGAAGCCCTGCACTTTGTGCGGCTGCTCGTTTTGAACACGCCCGAAGGTCCGGATCAGACCACGGCGATCCGCAAGGTGCGCGAGGCGGTGATGACAGCCAACGCGGCGATCGCTACGGCGGGAAAGTTTTAGATGAAGATCACGATCGAGTCGACGGACCAAGTTACGCACATGGACGGCGTCCGGGTGCGCGTATGGAACGGCGTGACAGAGCACGGCGCGCGCTGTCTGGTCATGATCCATCGTCTCGTGGTGGATCCCAATCAGAACGCGGAGCAGTTTGATCGCGAACTTCGCGAACAGCTTCCCCCGGGACGGGTGATCGATCTGAGGCACATCCTATGACACGAGACGAGCACATCGCGCCGCTCGCCGAGCTGCGCATACTGAAAGCCGCCAACGTAATCATCTCCAGCAATTTGCGGCTGCGCAGCGATGGATTGCCGATGGCAACTCAGCGCGAGCCCGAGGATCCAGGCCTGGCCGTTTATTTTGAGCGCAAGGGCCGGCCGATGTGCTTCGCCTGCGATAAGTACAACCTGGTGCGCTGTAACCTGCATGCCGTCGGCCTCACGATCGAGGCGATCCGCACCATCGAACGCAATGGCGCCAGCGAAATGATGGAGCGCGCCTTCACCGGCTTCCTGGCGCTCCCGGAGAAAGCTTCGCAGCCGTGGCGCGATGTACTCGGTCTCCGCTATGATCCGGTGACGATAGAGGGCGTTGAGGCAAAGTTCAGGGAGGCCGTTCGCGTTTACCATCCTGACGTGCCAGGGAGCGGAGATCGCGACAAATACGAAGCGGCCGTCCAAGCAAGAACTGATGCTCGCCGCGAACTGGGGGGAAGGTGAGTAGCTGGGGGGGGGGGGGGCATAGAAGAAGGCTATAAATCTCGCAAGCACGAGAAGCTGGAGTTCCCCACTCCAAAGGGCATGCACCGCCCTGGAATGCCAGCCTCGAGCGGTGTGCTGCGCGCCCCTTATGCGCTCTACGAGACCGTAGGCCACGAGTTCACCAGGCACGCCCGCGGGCCCAAGACTCGCCCGGCGGCCAAGGACAAGCAACGCGACATCCGCCTGGAACATGGGCTGATTACGCTCAACGCAATTCCCCAGGATGGTGGCCGTAAACTCCATAGCCAGAAACAGCCATCGTTGCTTGATGTGGCGCTCTCAATAGGGCTGAAGTGGGCGGAATCGGCCTGCCGGTTGCTTCGCCGACCAGGGAAGAGCTTCATCGAGGTGCTCGGCACAAGGGGCCGTAACAAGTACAGGTGGTCTCTTCCAGAAAAGCCCGGACGCACCTACAAGAGTGTTGACTTCCAGGCGGCCAGCGCGCGCGAGCTGGTGAGGAGTCCGGAGATCGCGAAGTACTTCGCCGACGATGTCGAGAAGATCTCGAAGGTAAACTACATCGCCTTCCCCGCAATTGGGAACCATCCGTCATCGCCGCTCGGGCCGGCAGATCGTATGGTCTTCAATTTTATTGCTCTCCGCAAACGCGTTGGCGGGGAGACTCGCGAGTTTGGCCTCTTTGTCCGCGACGAAAACGCCAAGCGCTGGAAGTCCGGCAGCGTACAGCTCACCCAGGAGTTCATAGGCAGCAAACTAGGCCTCCATCGCGACACTGTGCGGCGATCGCTGCGCCGCCTGGCCGCCGAGTGGACCGATCGCAAGGGCAACGTCCACCACGGGCTCGGGGTGCTCAAGTTTATCGGCAAGCCCGGGAGCTGGCAGAAGCACGGCGCAGAGGTCCCCAAGGGCACTCCTGGGGCTATCTGGCAGCAGGACGAGCCTAACGAGTACATCGGGATCTGCGACTGGGCAGAGACCGAGAAGCAGCGCTACGATCACGCCATGGAGGCCCTGCATGCTACCCGTTCGGAGTGGGCAACCGTGATGGACCAGGTCTTCGAGCAGACACGCCTGGAGTGGCTGGAAGAGGGTCGCCAGGTGGGAACATTCCAGCGTGAGTGCTGGAAACGCATGTCAGAAGCAGGCATTCCCGAGAAAATCCTCGAGCAGATCTTCCCCAGGCCCCCAAGCTGACGATTATCCCCTAAAACTGAAGTTTTGCAGGTAAGGCCGGAGGCGAGGTGTCTCCGGCCGCTTTTTTGCGCGCAGCCAGGAAACACTGCTATTCCGCAAGTTGGCTCTTTGGCGAGTGCTAACTGGAGTTCGCACTACCCCAAAATAGAAAAGCGAACAAACAGCGAAAGGCCCTCGAGAGGGCCCGTAGCGGGCATGAAGTGCTAACTGGAGTTCGCACTCGGCATCCACAGCCGAGGAAAACCATCCCGACCTGTTGATGAAAAGCAACTCGACTAACTGACTGAAAGCAGCTCCAAGTTGATGAAAACCAACTCTGAGAAGAGCAAAAACCGGCAATTAATATTTAGGCCTTCATCTTCTTTCCCATTGTGTGTAAGACAGCAGCCGTTGATTTTCCGCTGTGGGTTCTGTGGATAACTACTCGAAGGAGGCCGACCAGGAGTCGGCGATCAACAGCCGAGACAGAGGAGTCTTTTTCTTTACGAACGTGGTGAGGGCAAGCCCTCCCCACACCCCTCCCCCCTCTGGGGATTGAGGGAGTGCAAGCACGTTGCCAACCAAGGGCGCGTCAGGAGGAAGATTCCGAAGTGATGTCGGCGAAAAGCAAAAGCAACCGCAACAGCAAAAGCAGTTCGCGTGCCGATCCAGCCCACTGCACAACCAGGCGGATCTGCGCAAACGAAAGGCCAATGTCGCCGGGGCCAGAGAAGTTCTTGACAAAGCCAGCACTCGGTTTCACACTTCCAGCTACTTGGGAGAGAACACCATGCAAAAGATCGCCGCTCTGTTCATTCTGCTCACCATCTCCGCTGTCGCAGCCGAGAAGCCGCGCGTGTTCGTTGCTGATAGAGATAGCTTTGAAGCCTCTGGAAATGCGGTGAGCGTGAAGGCTGGGGTGCGAAGATTCAACAGCGAACAGATCAACGCGCTCAATAAAAGCTGCCCAGCCGTTGCCGTTACAAGCGTCCGCGACTCCGCCGACTTTCTAGTTGTCTGGGATACCACGAGCTGGGAGCAAACGTCCTGGTCCGGTCACCAGAACCAGTTCTCTGTTTACGCAAAGAATAGTGATTTGATCCAGACCGGGAAGGCCCACCGGCTCTCGGCCGCCGCGAAGGATATTTGCAAAGTACTCCTAGCGCGCTAGCGTCCCATCTGCTGTGCTAATCGGCCGCGCTTCGGCGCCTGAGCAGATCCGCCAATGGCCCCTGAAGCCGCAACTGCGGGTTGCGCTCCACGCATCATGTCAGCGATTGTTCCCGCAACCGGTCCAGGAGTACTCTTCATCAGCCGATCGTTGAAGCTCGGACTCACGGTCCTGTTCGCTGACCAGGTCTTCGGGATCGCGCTGCGGATCGGCTTCTGTACATCCTGCATCGCGCCTTCCACGGCCGCAGTGCCGCTGGGGTTTGTATTCATTCCCACCGATCGCGCGATCGCGCCAGTCTTATAAACTGACTCCAGCTCGGCCGGCGTGTAGAGAGATTTTAGAAAGTCATCCGAGTAACCCGCCAGCGTCTTCCCGCGGATCTTGAAGTCCTGGTTCAGCATGTCCTGCAAAACCATTCGTTTCAAGGGGCCTTTGTCGATGCCGTATTTATCAAGCACTTCGGCGTTGAATGGAGATCCGCCAATCTGCCCCTTTGCGCTGAACTTCTGCGGGATCTTGTTCGGGTCCGGTTCCTGCAGCGCCTGGAAGAGAGGCGAGCGCGGATTATTGAAGTCCTCTTGTAGTCCCGTCCAGTGATCGTTTGCTGCCCGGAATGCCGGCTCGAGCTTTGCGTTCCCCGTGGCGCCTGTCATCATCTGATCGTCGACTGCGCCCGTGAGGTGTTTGATCCATCCCTGCGCCTGCTGGCTGATCACATTGTCAGGATGCTTGCTCTCGTCGAGCAAGGCCGATCGCAGCGCTTGCGTATCTGAAAAGCTCGCGTTGTCGGGTAGATCGTTCGCCATCTTGAGAACAGCCAGGCCGCGCTTCGGAGCGACGGCCGCGGCTTTGTCGCGAACGAAGCTATTATCCTGCAGGACCTGCGCGGCGAGTTGTTTCACAGGTCGAAGATCTACTCCGACACCCTTCGCCTGGTTGTCAACCTGTGAATACAGTTGGCGCGATTGCGTCTGCTCGTCCTCGAGGGCTTTCTGAATAGTCCCGCGCAGCGCTTCGCCTGCGTCGCCGGCGGTTTGAATGTTCTGCCCGGGCGCCATCTGATCCATCAGATCGCTCGTGTGCTGGGCGATGGCTGCCTGTGAGCTCTTGATTTGCTTCCGGACCGCCGTGCCACCGATCGTCGCACGTTCGCCGGCGCTCTGAATGTTCCGCGGCAAATTGTGTTCGGTGACCTGGGCGGCGTTCATCGGAATATTATTTGCGTCGGCGTATCCCTTGATGTCCGCCGGCGTTGCCGCTTCGGCAGGCGTCGGGCCTCGCGGCGAGCCCATGGTATCTGCAAGCGGAGCAGAAGCTGTGTCTACTCCCCGAGCAACTTTCCCGACGATCTTGCCTGCGATCTTCGGTACAAGCAGGCCGGTCGCGAGCTCGGCGCCGGTGCCGGCGAAATCGCCCTGCCCCGCCCGCTCTCCCATGTTAGCTGCCCATGGGCCCACCATCGGAAGCACCGCCGCAGCGCCATGCCCCATGGCCTCGGAGATCTGCCCGCGCTTCCAGTTGTTTGCAGCTTTCTGCGCCTGGTCGACGGCCGGGTCCCAGAGTGCGCGCTTCATCGCGAGTCCGCCGGGCACCATGTCGACGACTTTTTCTGCCGTGGTTTGCGGAGCCTTGGTGACGTCGGCGACCGTCTCAGGAATTCCAACCAGTGCGCGGCCCGCTCCTTTGAGTGCGCGCGCGACCATTCCGTCGTCAGAGGTGTTGTTCAGGTAGGAATCGATCTTGTCGCGGAAAGAGGGCTCCGCCGGCGGAGATGATTGCTGCCCGGGCGACGATCCGCCGCTCACCAGCGTTGCGCCGGGAGGGAGCGCGATCGAAGAGTTCGAAGGCGCTCCATCGCTGACCAGGGTTGCCCCCGGGGGGAGCTTCGTCGGCCCAGCCATTTACTTCGTCTCCGTGTAGTTCTTCAAATCAGCGGTGTCGCCAGTGCCTTTGTAGGCGTACTTCTTATTGCCCACCTGGATTACGTGGCCATTATTGGCGCTGGTTTGCCCGAAGGCCGGCTTGTCGCCCGGAGTGCGCTTCCCATAGATCTCTTGCGCGCCCTTCGGCGGTTCGATCCCCTGCATCCTGCTGGCGTCGAAGGCTCCGTTCCAGGAGCGATCACGCGCTTCGTAGCCGAGGTCGAGCATCTGCTTCATTTGCTCCGGGCCGAGGGTTACGCCGCTCAGCACGCCGCGCGAGTCGAATTTCGCTCCCATCTTGGCGAGCCAGGGTTGCGATTGCTGGGCCTCCTGAATGATGTCCTTGGTGATCCGAGCGCCCTTCTGTAGCCCCATCGTCATGCCGATGTGATCGGTCAGTAGCGCTAGTTGTGCCTGTTGATCGCCCTTCACTCCCTTCGTATAGGAAGACTCCATGCGGCCGAGGCGCTGATCGGCATCCAGTGCAGTGTCATAGCGCGGCTGCACTTCCTTCTGCTTCGCCATTATTTGTTGCTGGTTGAAGGTGTTCTGCTGCATCGACGCGGCCTGCGTGAATCCCGCGGCCTGCCGATCTGCGGCGTGGCCGGCGACGCGCGTATCCTTTGCCTCTTGCTCGGTGAGCTTTGTGCTGTGCGCCTGCATGGCACGGTCAAAGTCGGCCGCCGCTGCGGCTCCTGCCGGCAGCTTCTGCAGTTCGGGATCGTTGCGATCGTACTCCTTGCCGTAGACGTTCACCGACTTCGGTAGATCGTCCTGCATGGTCAGCGAGTAGCCCTTGCCGGTCTGCGGAAGCTGCTTAATGTTCTGCAGCAGGGGCTGGATCCGGCGCGCGATTGGCGACGGCATCGCCTGCAGCTTCGCATTTGCGTAGGCATCGAAGTTCGGCACGTCTTTGCTCTGCCAGTGTCCGACCAGGTCGTTGTATTCCTTCTCGGCCGCCTCCTGCATCGGCAGGTTCTGCCCGATGAGTCCCGTTTCCGCCTGAGTGTGCTGAGTGATGGCCTCGGACGCCTTATTCTGCAGCTCGGTGCCGTAGGCCTTGTTTTTGGCTTCCGCCTCACGCTGAGGCGCGTTCGCATCGTACTGCCGCTGGGCAAGGCTTTGCTGCAGCCACTTATCGGCAATGTGCTGCCCCTGTCCGGGGTTTCTGTTCCGCTGGCCGCCGTATTCCGCCAGGCCCGCGAATGCAGCCGCCAGGCCTTTGCCAACTGGACTCAGGCTGCTCATCACCCCGACCGGACGCGCCGGCGTGTAGGCCTTCGCCGCGTCAGGATTCTGGGCGAAGAACTGATCTCTAGCATTCTGCTGCGGACCGTAAGGCGTCTGCGCGGCGTCCGCGGTCGGTGCTGCGCTCGCCCCAGGGTCCGCACTTGCCGTCGGCGGCGGCTGCGCTCCCATGCTTTGAGCCGGAGGTACAAGCTGCGGGCCTCTCGCTCCAACAGGTGCAGCCGTTGGCTGCTGTATCCCGTTCGGGTCAGGTTGCGCCGCCAGTTGGTCCTGGTTCGGATTGAAGAATTGAGCTACCTGGCTCGGGTCGAACGGCTGTCCGGGCCCGAAGGCTATCGGCTTAGCAAACGCGCCCATTAGATCAGACTCCAGATCCCATCGCAGAGATAGGTGTTATTTCCGCCAGGCGGCATGATGAACACTTCTTGCTCGCCGGCATCTTTAACGGCATAGACTGCTTCCCGCCGCGCGCCGTGCACGCTCACGCGCTTGCCAACCGCACTCGCTGCTTCCGTGTATCCACCGAGCGGGGTAGAGAAGCAATGTGAAACACTGACTGTCGAACTGCGCCTGGTGGTGAATACTTGCAAGCACCGCGAGAGGACCTTCTTCGGCTTCGCCGACAGTTCGAAGTATCGGCGATCGCTCTGGTAGATCTTGTCGCCCTTCTTGAGTTCTTCCACCGCCAGGTCGCCGCGCTCCGTTGCGATCTTCGCGCCACGAGCTGGACAGGCAATCGCGGCTGTCGCTGCCGTGCCGGTCGTTCCAACAGCACCCAAGGCAGAGCCCAGGACGCTTGGTGCAGCAGCGCCCGCAGTTTGGTAGACTCCGTTCGCAGTAGTGCCGGAATCCTTCGAGGCCGCGTCTGACGTCCCCGCCAAAGTCGCTGATTGGCCGGCGGAGATATTGTTAGCATTCCAGAAGTTGTTCAGCGCGTCTTGATACTGTTGGCCGACCGTGCCAGTGAAGAGACTCCCCTGCGAGTCCGCCTGCGAGTTGCCCAGCTTGCGCATCTGGTCCGCTAGGAAGCCGGTAGGTGTGCTGCTGCCGGTGAACCCCTTGTTAGCCCATGCCTGAGACAGTGAGCCGCGCTGCTGGTCGTAGTTCTGCGCCAGCGTATCGGTGCCCAAGTTGTACGCCGTCTTGTAGGCGCCCGTGGGCTGCGTAACATTTAGCAACGCAGGGTTGAGGTAATTAGTCAGTGAGCCCGTGCTGCCCGCGGCGGTCGGATCTCCGAAGAGGTAGTTGTAGCTCTTCTGCTGCTCCGAGTTCTGCGTGTTTGAGAGAGCCGCTGACGCTGTGCTCGCGGCACCGGACTGTATTGCCGCCGCATTTGCTTGTGCCGAATTGACCTGTCCTCCGCCGCCCATCTAAACATCCCTCCTATAGAACCGGCCGCCGCGATAGATCCGCCACATGCCGTAAGCCTCCGCCAGCTGCTGCATCACGCGCCCCTTGATGAAGCAAAAGTACGAATAAATGCCCGTTGTGTTCTGCCGGCGGTCCGCAATCCATCTCTCGACAGCGCGGATCAGCCCCAGCGTTGCTCTGGCCCGCGCAAAGTGCGGCGCGTGGCGCTTGAACATCGGCTCCAGAAATATCGGCTCGACCTGCCACATCAATCGCGCGGCGCCGAAGCCGACGATCTGGCCGCCGAACTCGGCGACGTAGACGATCATCTGCGGCAGGTCGACGATCTCGAAGTAGGTCTGCGCCGCCAGCCACGAGGCTAAGAGCGGCAGATCGGCATCGGTTGCCGGCCGGATCGTTACTTTTTTGGGGGATTGAATTGTCGGGGGAGCAGGGGCAACTTCAGCCCCTTCGATCATCGCTTCCATCTACACTCCGCGTTTTCTTACGGGGAAGATCGTCCTGTCGATCTGCACCATTGCCACCGGTCCTACCAGATAGCTTTGCCCCTGTGGGTCAGCCGCCGGCTGCACCCGCACCCAGTAATAAGCAACCGCCACACCGTTCAGCGCCGGATCCGAATCCGCAAAGCTGATCGGATAAAGGTTGTTCTGCTTAAATTGAGGCAGCGACGACGATCCCCAGGTGCCCATGATCTTTGCCGAGCCTGGGTCCCGCGTCGCGCAGCGAATCAGCACCACCGAATCCAGCCCCTGCAGCGAGGTCACCGTGAAGCGCACCTGGCAGACATAAGTGGTCGAGTTCTGTGTTGCCGTCAAATTCGTGATCACCGGCCGCGCCGGCATCTTGCCGCGGTGATCGAGCTTGTTCAGCCGCCGGTTGGTGTCATCCGCTAACTGCTGCTGGGCCTTGTTTGCGGTTCCGTAGCGCATGGCTCACCGATCCGCGATCGCTGAGGCCTTGCCGATCACTTCATAAAGTTCGCAGTCGTTCGCGTCCGTCGGGAAGGTGATCAGCCAGCGCAGCAGGCGTCCAAACGAAGCCCCGCGGACCTGCTCCAGGTAAGCGCGCAACACCGTGGGGTCATTTCCCCGTGGCGCCGGCACCGCTCGCGTCGGCAGCTTAAGCAGAGGTGCGGTCAAATTCGCCCCATCCGTGGCCACGGCCTGGATAGAGAAAGCCGTCGCCGCATCCTGCCGCGAACTCTTCAGGTCCAGCCAGCGCATGCGCTTCAGCGCGTTCTCCGGAATGTCCTGGCCGCCCATGGCGTCAAATTCCGAGCCGAGCTGCGGAGTAAAGTTTGTGCCGGCATCGGCAAAGCCGTCAGGCCACCGATAGATGTTCCCCGCCAGGTCAGCCATAAAGAGATACTGTGTTGCTCCCACCATGACGTTTCCGCTGGCGTACATCTGGTGCGAAGGGAACATGTCGCTCTCCGCTCCGCGCGTCAGGCGTCCGTCTTTGGTTACCGTCCCCCAGGGTCCGGCCGGCGCCGTCAAGGCAGTCACGTCGTAGAGCTGCACCCAGTCGAAGTAGCCCGGGTTCGCCCCGGTCGAGGCAAAGTGCGCCAGGATGCTGTAACGGCCGAAGCTGTAGATCCTCAGCTCTGAGTTCTTCAGCGTGGCGTCGCCCAGGTCCTCCATCGCGAGCATGCCGCTGCCGTCCCGCCGCGCAATCTTCCAACTCACCTCGCTCGGTGCATTGGTGCCGTCCCAGGCCCAAACCTTCTTATCCACGCCCACCCAGCAGAGCCAGTTGTTCGCCATCACGCAGGTGGCCCGCGGGCCCACGGCGCCGGGGCCGAATATCCGGTCGTTTTCGGTAATGGTGTCGGCCGTCGAGCCGGTGATCTGAAACCACCAGTCCTGCGTGCTTATGTAAAACGATCCGTTGAAGGCTTCGCCAGCGGTGATGTCTTTTACCCCGCCGGGGACGTTGAAAAACACGCTCAGCGGAAAGCACTGCTGCGCAATGCCCAGGGGACATTCCGACAGGGCGGACATCATCACCAGGTCAGGCTTGCCCGGGATTCCCATGGCCACAATCCGTCCCTGGTACTGTTTCAGGATCGTCGCCAGCGGTGCCGGCTGGTTGTCGTATGGAATCAGCCTGGTTGTGTCCAGCGAAGTGTCCGCCAGGCTGTCTCCCCAAGTGGTTGTTCCGTTAGGGATTTCCGCCGCGAAGAACAGCGCCGATGTCGTTGCCTGTGGCGTATCGTTTGTCGCCCAGATCCAGATGTGCGTGACTTGCGGGTCCGCCGAGGCCGTCAGCACACTCAGGTTCACCACGCCGCTGGCAACGGCCCCGCTGAAAGCCGATATCGGCGACGGCGGCCCTACGTGGACCCTTTGGACACCGGTGGAATCCGTCCACTTCGCTACGTATGAAAATGCGTATGTTCTGCCGTAGACCAGAGTCAGTGAGCCGCCGGCCGTTCCGATCGTCGGCGCCGCTGCCGGAGCCGCTATCCCCCAGTTGTATTTGGTGAGAGTGCCACCCACATCCACCAGGCGATAGCTTGCCAGGCCATTCGAACAATAGGCCTCGAAAGCCGTGGCATCGATGAAATCGAAGATCGCGTTCGCGTCTTCGGCGCTCGAAAGCTGTGTATAAGCCACCCCCGTAGGAGACATCCAGCCCAGCTTGCCCGCGCCGGCCAGGAAGACAAACGGAGTCTGATCGCTCTGCCGGTTGAAGTTGTAGATCCGCCGCACGCCGGCAAAGGGTGAAGCCTTCACCAGCGTGTAGCCAGGCCGCTTGTGCGCGACACCATCTCCTGGAAAGATCAGGTTCGATGCAATCAGAAAATGGTCGTCGGTCGCCCGCAGCAAGTTATTGCGCGTACAGCGTCCGCCCGCGAATGAATCCCAGCTCTTCGTGGTCAGTGGCATGCGCTAATCCATGTCGTCCACGTACGGCTGTACGTGAGTCACGGCCGCCTGCTGCTGCCGTTTGCGCACCCACTTCAGAAAGACGATCTCTTCTTCGTGGGAATGGTTCTTCGCCTTGCTGCCATCGTCGCCGTTGTCTTCCAGCAGCGTGGCAATCGCATCGTAGAGCACTACCTCGTCCGCCTCGTTGGGCAGAACCTTGGTTGAGTTCTGATTGACGATCTCCAGAAAGCGGCAGACATAGACGAGCTCCACCGCGCGGTTGTCGTACGGCGGAGGCTCGAAGCGAATGCGCTCGTTTTGCGCTGCTGTTATTGCATCCGCCTGCAGCAGGTAAGGGTAGTAAGTGAACTCCGAGGTTGGGCCATCCATGTTCGGGCCCAGCACGGAGTTGAACTGCGAGTCGGTGAAGTTCGGATCGTTGAGGCTCTCCGCCGGCGTCACCGTCCGCCAGGGAGCCGATGAGCTTGCCTGCTCGCGCACCCGCAGCAATTGCGTGCAGTCCGCCGGCAGGGTGTACTCCTCGGTGTTCGGCGCCAGCGCAACCGTCGTCGTATCCCACTTAATGAAGAAGCCGCGATTCTCCGCCAGAATCTTCAGATAAAGCGTATGGGCGGCGCCGCTGATCGCCCACCACACCTCCTGGTCAGACCTGGAGTAGTAGCTCTTGGCATGCGCCAGCGCAAACATCGTCTTCAGGTCCACCTGGTCATCCCCCCCGGGGTCCCCGGCGGCTTCCGAGCCGCTGGGGTAACTAGAACTGCTTCTCCGCGTCCTTCGCTCGATCGCTCTTGCCGCGCGGCTGCTGTACGGCCTTGGGCGTCACATCTTCGTGTACGATCGGCCTCTTGATTTCGCCGGTCATCACCCCGGAGGTTGCGACGTCGCCGTTTTCCTTCACCCCGATCGCGTTCGGCGTTGCCAGCTTATCCATCGCAGCCATGTCGATCGGCTTGCCCTGCACAACCGCGATCAACATCTGCATCATCACGGCCTGCTGCGCCCGCATCGCCTCCAGCACCGGGTTCCCAGCCCCATGCTCACCGGCGCCGCCGTGCTGCAGCGAGCGGAAGTACTGTTCGCCAGGGTCCTGCACATTCAGGATCTTCAGCGCGCGCTTGGTAAAGCCGATCGCCGAGCGTGGCGCGCCGCCGGCTGCCCGTGCACTCTCGCAGTCGCTTAAGTGCGACTCGACAACCTTGCGCAGATACGCTTCCCAGATCTCCCGGCCGCGCTCGATCGCCTCGTCCTTACTTGTGGCGAAGGGATAATGCTCGATCCCCTTTTCGGGGTCTTCCTTGTCGGGGTCATAGTCCGGCTTTACGCGCACCACGCCCCGCGCGCCGAACTTGAAGCTGATATCGCGGGCAAACTGCACCGCGATGGTCTCCGAGGTGTCGGCAATCACAACCTCGGTCGGAACATCGAGGAAATCTTCTTTCGGAGCCAACAGCCGCCAGCGCGCTATGCAGTGCACGTCCTGGCCAGTGGGAATTGAGTAGGGCAGAATCTCGTCGATCTTGTCCCCGGCATTGAAAAACAGAATTGACACAGGCTTCTCCCGCAGCTCAGGCCGATATATCAAAATTGATATATTTGCCCGCTGCTCAGGTTGAAATTGGGGGAATGAAAGACTTGAAACTAGCGGTTTGGCCGCAGATCGTGACGCTCGAGCAGGTTGTAGGCCCGGTTCAGCGTCACCCGGTTGAACCGCCGGTTGTGCTGCATGATGTCTTCGGTCGCTACCGCGCGCCGGTTCTCCAGCTCGGCATCGATGGCCTTCGAGTTATGGATAAAGTTCTTCAGGCCCCGTTCCGTTTCGCCGCCAAACGACTCCGAATAGGCCCGCATCGCCCGCAGCTTCTCGATCACGTGCTCGCCCAGCGGCAGAGGCGCCCCTTGCTCATCCGTCACCATCATCACGTAACTGCGCTGGCAAACGTGCGTGTGCTTTGGACGGCCGTCAGGGTGTAACAGCCCGCTCGCATGGCGGACGCACTGCTCAATCTTCCACACGCCCGGGCGCGATCGCTTCCACGTCGGAGGCTTGTGCCAGGCGACGACTAGATCCTTGTCGTAGGCCTGCAGCTTGCGTTCGAATTCTTCCGGATGCGCCGGCGTCTGCTCGCCCACCAGGATGATTGCCATCGGGGGATCCCTTCGTTACTGCAATATAACGTTGTAATGCGGTGCCCCAGGTCCCCTCCGCGGGACTGACCTGGGGCCTTTCTCTACCGCACGTAGGCCGCGCCCACCGCCAGGGTGTCGATCCTGCCGATCGCGTTCGGACGCGGGTACACGTAGTTCCCGTATTCCCTCATCACGCCCTTGTAAGCAGCGTAGCCCGGGTCCCACTTCAGCAGAGAGCCGTCCTCTTCCATCCAGCTCAGCGGGGTCACCACGCCGTTCTGCACATATTCGCTGTTGATGGCGAAGATAGCAGCCGGCAGAGCGTCCACGTCCTTAAGGAAGGGGATGCCGTTGTAATCCAGCTCCTGGAAGCCGCGGTCCAGCTTCTGGGTGTTCACATAGCGCTTCAGCGACTGGCCGAGGGCCACATAAGCATCCCACTGCGCGTTGCCGGTCAAGAACCGGTCCGGTGTCTCGCCGCTCGACATTTCGATCAGCGAGATGATCTGCTGCAGGTGCGACTCCGCCAAGCCAGCGCCGCCCGCCGAGACCACGTTGCCGCGCAGCATCGCGTAGGAGCCGCGGGACAGGGCCTGGAAGGTTACGGACGAGGAATTGTCGGTCGCCAACTGCAGACCGACGTATTCCTTGTTCTGCGAGTTCGCCCGCACTACCACATCGTTTGCGGTGAGTGTCAGGACGCTGCTCATGGTCACCGTCTGCGTTGTCGGATCGACGTTGGTCACCGTCACGCCGCCAGCCGGAGTGCGCTGGACGGCAAAGGTCGGATCCCAGATGTCGATCTGATCGTTGAGCTGCAGGTATCGCGTACCGAAGTTGCCGAACGCGGTGCCGGTCTTGCCCACAAACTGGTTGGTGGCCACCGTGCCTGCATTCACCAGGGCGAGCGTTCCCGTGCCGTCGCCATAGGTCATGATGTTCATGTGCTTCATCACGTCTTTGGCAACCTGGGTGACTTCATCGTCCAGGTGGTTGATGAAGGCCTGCTTGTTGTCTTTGCTGTTCTGAATATCCTTGTCGAAGACCCTGATCACGCCGAAGACAGCGCGGTCGTAGACCAGGAACTTCTTTTCCTGCTGACGCAGGGGGGTGGGCAAGGTGTCGTCAGAGTTGCGGGCACCGACGCCGGCGCGGTTTCCACCGATCCTGATTGAGATCTCGTAGTGGTCCCCACCCAGACGGACGCCCTTTGCTTTTGTGAACAGTTTGCGCGCTACTGCGGCAAGGTTCTGTTGCTCCACAATCGCGTCGGAGTAGACGTTTTTGAGCAGTCCCCCGATGCGGTTGATCGTGTTCTGATCAGCCAAGGTAGTTCTCCATGTTGCTGGTGGAAATCGCGCTCGGGGGTCGCGGGGATGATGGTGCGCGGGCTTAGAACGTAACGAACGTTACGGATGTAACTTAAGTTACTTTTCCCACTCGGCCTCGGCCGCCGCTAAGCGCTCTTCCCGGTTGGAAAGATCGCGCTTTTGCTGTCCGGCCTTCGGCGCTGGTGGTGCTCCGCCAGCAGGTACGCGCGGCGCTGCATTCTGCCGCTGCGTGGCTGTTGAAAGTTGCTTGTCCGTGTAGCGCTTCAAACGCGCTGCTTCACGGCTGTGAACCTGGTCGAATAACTTCTGCACGTCGACGAAGTTGCCCTTCTCGATGCGGGCGACTACGGCGTTGAAGACCTTCGGATCGATCAGCGCCCGAATCTCCCGGCCGTAATAGTCCAGATCGTCTTTGTCCAGGCCCTTCGCCTCGATCAGCTCGCCAATCTTGCCGCGGAAGCTATCGAAGATCTTCGTCTGCCGCTGCTGCTCGGCCGCCCTGGTCTCGTTTGCCTTCTGCTCCTCGAGCGTCTTCGCGAGGCCGTTTACTTTTTCCTCGAGCGGATCGACGAATTTGCCATCGGTGCCGCGCTGCTGTCCCGCCTGGTCACCCTTCAGGAACCCTTGTTTGGTGAGCCAGCCGATCAGATCGGCAGCCACGCCAGACACTTGCTCCTTTGACCAGCCCGAATTCTGGATCATCACGTCCAGTAATCGCGATGGAGGCGCCTGGCCACCGGCAATCTGGTAGAGAATGCCGGCATCGGCGAGCGCGAGGCCCAGTTCCTTCGCGTCCGGGATCCCATGCTGGTCCAGAATCGGCTGCACTTCATCGCAAAACTGTGCTACTTCTTTGTAGCGAGGATCCGCTTGAAGCTGCTCATCCGGAATCGCGGGTTGACCGTCGGCGCTTTTTTGAGCGCCATCGCCTTCGGCGGACTTGCTCTCGCCATCGGCCGCAGCCCCAGCCCCAGCCTTGCCGGCTTCGCCGCCGCCCTGGCCGCCTTCAACTTTGTTCGCATCTACTGGTGAATCCCAGAACTCCAGCGCCTTTTCCGCGCTCGATAGCTCCGGGGCTGCTCCACCGGCATCGCCGCCGCCGGCTGCCGCTCCGTCGCCTTCGCCCTCGATCGAACAAATAGAGCTCGGCCGCCACAGGCCGCGCAGCAACTCTTCCAAACGCTTGTTCATGCCCTTCTCCTGTTCGCGCCAGTAAAAAAGCCCTCTCAGAGGAGGGCTCTTCCCAGCTTACGAATTGTTGGTAGTTACTATTCAAGAGTGCGCACTACTGCGCACAACTGCTCACTCGCAGAAACTGTCCGGGCTTATCTGCCCAGTGGAGCTCTTCTTCGGCCCCACCTTCTTATCCCCGGCGTTGATCTGCTTTGCCGCCGGCGTCAGGTATCCCGGGGTCGTCGGCGCCGGTGCCGGAGCGCCGGAATACGAATCGAGCGAGTTGTGCTTTCCGGTAGGTCTCGGCATTAGACGCCCTTTGCCAGGACGTAGAGCTTCACGCTGGAAATGTCGACACCGTTTCCGACTTCCACGCCTGCGTCGGTGTAGAACTTCACCTTTTGGTTTGCACGGTCCCAGGAAATCCCGGCGATGCCGCTCGCCAGCGACGGGCCGATTTGTATCGGTATAACCCAGTCCACGCGCTGCATGCCCAGCATTGCCGCCGTGATCGCAATCCCGTTGGTTACGTAATCGTTGTTCGAGCTGAAGGTGATTTCATTCAGGCACTCGTACGCTGCCCCTGGGACTGCACGGTCTACGCAAGTCACTACAACAGCCATTGCCTTCTCCTCTTCGTTTTAGCGGGGTCCCCGACAAGCCTGCTGTTGGCTTGTTGGGGTGTTCTTATCGCCGGAAACTGTCTTTCGGAGCATTTGCTCCACGCGGGCCGGGCGGCACATCCGATGGATTGCCGATCGAATCGACCGCGTCGGTTGAACTCATGCCTCGCTGCAAGCGCGCGGTCTCGGCCGCGGCCGTCTCAGCCTTGCGCGCCTCTGACAGATGCTCTGGAGGCACATCCGCTCCGCGCGGCCCGGAACCTTGCAGCGGATCGTGCGCTTCCAGCGGATCTTTGTCGCGAAACACCGGAGTCTCGCCCTTGCGCTCACCGTGGTACTGAACTTCACCCAGAGGGAAGGTGCCCTTCGGGTTCCCCAACGAGTCCACCTGCGAGGTGTCGCGCGGATCGCCGGTGTTCTCCGCCGGTGATGGTTTCTTAATAGGCTCGGGGCTCGCGGAGGCGGGAGCGGCGTCTGTGGCCGAAGGTTCCGAGGGTGCGGTTACCCCTGAGGATGTAGGCGAGCCACTGTCTGTACTGGGGGCTGAAGACACGGCCGCCTCGGGAGGGTTTTTCTGCACATCGCTTGCTTGCTCAAGGGCTGCTTTGTGCTCATCGACCGTCTTACCGTCCGGCATCGAATCGTTGGTGTTTTCGTTTTCCATGGGGGGTTCACCTGTTCCTTTTCTGGCTACGGCATCGCCGATGCCATCTGATTTCCTTCTGACTCGGCCGCCGTGGCCGAAGCCTCCGGCGATGTTGTTTTACCTGGTACGCCGCTCAGACCGGGGTCCTGTGGCCCCTTGGCCGCATGCTCTGCCATAGCCCCTGCGAGCCGCTGTGTGGCCTGCGTCCGCATCTGCTGCATCGCCGCCGCCGCCTGCTGCTGGGCCATCGCCTGGCTGATCATCTGCGTCGCCTGCATCACCCGCTGCTGCGCATCCTGTGGCAGCTCCTCGAACTCTTCCGTGAGGGTAAAGTTCGAGAAGATCTTCACAAAGATCGCCAGGTTGATGTACGGATTCAGCGCTGGCATCTGGCCGTTGATCACCGATTCGAGATCGCGTTCGGCCTTCTCGTACTGGAGATGATCCGTCAGGTTCACCCTGTCCAGATTCATCTCGTCCAGCACATACTCCCTTGTGCTCGGGTCGGTCGGGTCTATCAGGCCGCCCTGCACCAGCATGGCGAACTGCCCCTGCTTCTCGTCAATCGTCTTCGGCCGGGAGCTGTTCTCCACGATCGTGTTCGTGTAATCGCCCTCGAGGTCCTGCCCGAGAAACTGCTTCATGCCCCAGCGGCCGTTGAAGCCTGCCACCTTGGTCCGCCGCGGCTCACTCCAGAATTTCTTCGCCAGAATCAGGCACTTCTTGTGCCTCATGGCGTGCGCCCGCTCCCAGAGCTGCCGTTGCGTCGAGATCTGCTCGGCTGCCTTGGCTCCAAGGTACGCCAATCCACGGAAGGCCGTCACGCCCTGGGGATTGTGACCCATCTGCACGCCCTCGGTCATGCCAATTTCGAGGAAGTCCTGTTTGATCGCCTGTCTCAGGCCGTGCGCCGACTGCGCAATCGGATTCGGCTGCACAAACTCCGGCTTGATCTTGCCGTCGCCGATCGGATCGAACTCGATCACGTCGCTGGGCGATCCTGTAGGCTTCCCGGTCGTCTGCGTCGACGGCCACAGCCACTTGCCGGCCGCGTTCGACATGTAGGCCAGCTCGATCAGCGAGTCCAGCCGGTTCAAACGCTTCTGCAAGGGGATCAGGTCCGAGCCCATGCCCATCGGATAAACGTTTGCCGGGTCCGTCTGCCACAGGTAGAACGTGTACGGCTTCTCGCCTTCGATTGGGTTGATTCCACGATCGAGAATCTTGCCGCCGCCGCTGATAATGAAGATTCCCCACTGGTGAAGCTGCTCCACCGGGTCCAGGTCAGGATCCGGAGCCTCGAAGGGAATCCCTTCATCGTCTTCTCCGGCCAGAACTACCTCTTCGAGCTTCTCCTGCAGGTCCTCCGGGAGCTGGTCCCAATCCACGTAGGTCTCAGTCACCGTCAGAGCTTCGGCGCTCTGCTCCTGCATGTAGTTGTAATTCACCAGCGAGCGCAGAGCTTCCAGGTAAACCGTGCTGGTATCCTGCCGTACGTCGATCTGCAGCTCGTCAGCCATGTCGGGCCAGATCCGCTTGGCCTCCGACAACGGCTTCCGGTAGCGGTGCTGCATCTTCTTCGCCAGGTTCGGCGCCATGCAGTCCCGCGGCAGGAAGAACTCGAAGATCGGTCGCACCTCTGTGCAAATCTTGCCCTTGTAGAACTCCTTCGTTTCCTGAACTGTTGGCTGCGAGGATAGCCAGCCCGCAGTGTTAGGAGATCCACACTGCGGACATGGAACCTCCATCGTTCCGGGCGTGGTAGAAGGCATTCCGGGCCCCGCCGCGTCGTTGACCTCGCCCGCTGAAACCCGACCGCAATCGAAGCAGCCAAGCTGCGGAGTCTGCACCGGCTCGCCCATCACCGGCAGCTTATAGGTGCCGTTAGAGCTGGACTGATCCCAGATATCCTTGGTAACACCGATGCCCCACAGCGCAACGTGCTTCGCCAGCAGCGGGTTCTGCACGTTCATCCCGCTCTCTTCGTCGATCGCGTCGATTGCCTTCTCGGCAAACTGCGCAGCCCGGCGGTTCTTGTCGCTGTCATCGTTCGGAATGCACATCGCCCGCAGACGACCGCCGCCAAGCTGGTTGGCATTGGCATTGATCGTCCGGGCAAAGTGGTTCGTCACCGGCATCGGCCGCGGCTTGTCCGGATCCTGCTTAATCAGACTCCACCGCTTGTTCGAGTTGTCCCACTTCAGCCACTGGCGCCGCTGGTAGAAGAGTGCCTCTTCGTACCACTCGCGCTCTTCCGCAAAGCGGTTGCGCGAGAGGTCCTGATGCAAAACGTCTGCATATCCCAGCAGCGCCTTGCTCAAGCTCGAGCCGCCGCCTTCCGCCAGTGACCGGCTTTCCACCTGGTTGCTCGCCACTATTCAGCCTTTGTCCCGCGAGACTCGCGAGACTCGCGATACTCGCGCTCTTCTCTCGCAAGCTCGGCGATCCCGTCCGCTATTTCTTTTGCAACGATGTCCTGCTCCTTGATCGTCTTCGCGTCGGCCTCGCCGTCAAAGTTGGTCACGTCCTCGAGCGCCTCCGCCGGCAGCGGCGAATGGTTCACGGGCTTGCCTTCTGGCCTGGTCACGTCCGGACGGTAGAAGCGCTCCTCCATCACCAGGCGGACCATTCCTGCCAAGTCCTTCTCCCGGTCGTGCGCCTGGTCGACCAGCACCCGCAGATCAGCTATGTGCGCCTGCTGGGCCGAGGTCAGTTTGTCCAGCATTGCCGGCAATAGCGTTTCTGGCGGCGAGGGCATGACTATGCGCCTCCAAAGTTCTTTGAAACCCTTCATGCATCACCTGTTCCAGGCTCACGTGGACGCCGTCCTTCACAAACAAGTTAGGGATCTCGCCGTGTAGAGCGAAGCCCTGCTCCACGAGCAGAGCGGCGGTGTCGATCTTTGCCGTCTCGTAATCGCGGGCGCATTTTGGGCTGCAATGCAGATCAGCTCCCGGGGTCACCGGAAAGAACTGCCCGCAATGCCTGCACGCGAACATCACTGCGCGCCCCGACGCTTAAACGAAGTCTTGGGCACGCGGATGTTGAGGTGAGTGTCGTCTTCTTCAAACGACGGCTCATGCCCAGCCGCGGCGTGCTCGAGGTTGTTCCCCGGGATCCCGACCTTGTATCCGGCCGAGGTCTTCGCTTGCGCCTCGCCACCGCCCAGGACAGCACCAACCGCCTTGGAAGCGTCCTCGCCCTTCGGATTGCCCACGCTTGAGTTCGGAGCCTGCTTGCTCGACCCCGCTCCGCCGGCATCGCCCGTCGCGAGAGTTGCAGCACCGTCTTCCACCGGAGCTTCCTTCGGCTTCTCCTGGCCGCGCATCCCGCTCGAGTACAGCTCGCCATCAGGGTTCCCGACCTTCGTCTTCGGGCCCTGTTTTGAGCCCCCTTCGGATGGCTTGTCCTTGCCGCGCATTCCGCTGTCAAAGGCGGCGCTCGTCCGCGGATCTCTCTTCATTTGTCGTCACCGTCCTTCACACCGAGTTTCTTCTCGATGAATTCAGCCACGTCCGCAGCGCTGGCAAACACGCTCTGCTCAGACTCCCGGTACTTCTTCCCGTCATAGGGGAACTCGCAGCTCACGATGTAGCCATTGTCCGCGCGGCGAACGGAGATCGAGGCCGCGCCCCCGGCCAGTTTCTTTTTCCCGCCACCGGTAGACATGGGTACGCTTGGGCCGCGCATACCGCTGTCTCGGGCGCTGTTCTTCTTCGAATCCTTCGCCACGGAACCTCCCTGAAATAGAACGGGGAAAAGCCTTTCAGCCCTTCCCCACTTGCCGGCAGATTGATACTTCTCTATCTACGCTGCGCCTGAATCCGAAGCAGCAATCAAAGCCGCCGTTGTCGGCGCAGCAGTCAAACTGCCCGGTACCGTGAACGCCTTCTGGAAGTTCACCAGGGCATCGTTTGCGAGCTGGTAGTTGGCCTTGGTGATGGTTGCACCGAAGCCGGCCGCGATCTCGACCGCTGCTTCAAAGGTGATGCCGATAACATCGGCGGCCTTCTTCACCCCAGTCTCGCCCTTTACCGCAGCATACTTTTGCTGGGCATTGATCTGGGCGGCGAGAAGCATCTTCATGATGACGGCCATTCCGGGAAGATACTTCTCCTCCAATGGCAGCTCGGCGATGGTGACGTTCTCGCCCCCGTATAGAACCTTCTTGAAGTCCTCTCCGATTACGGCCAGGACGTGCTTGACTTCGCTTTGTTTAGGTGGCGGCGCCGGAGCGCTGGCGGGTACTGTAGACATTTCATTTTCCTTTCGGGGTTTAAGGTTTGGGAAATCGAATGCCGGCGCTCTCCAGCGTCGGAGGGTTTACGGAAATCTTATTGAAGAAGCGGAAGTAGAAAGCGTACCTCTGACTGTCCGCTTCCGTTGGCGGAGCCATCGAAGCCACAGCGCACATGAAGATGAATTTCAGCCAGCCGCCAACGAACATGAGCACAGCCCAGAAGTACCAGCTCGTCAGAAGTTGTTTCACGCCGAAGCTCCTTTCGCCGCCGCCAGCGCCTGCTTGATCATCGCAGCCACTACCACCACGCTCGGATCCACATACTCATCCTCGGGCGCCGGCTCTCCACCGTCAGGCGCCGCGAAGGGGAAAATAGTGTTGGTAGAACCGATGTGCTGCAAGCCGCTGCAGTAAACTTCGTTTGTGCTGCACTCGGCAGGCAGCGCGGGGACCATCCGGTGCAATCCCTCTTTGACCAGGCCGAGCGCGGCGTAGCCGTGGCCACACATCTTCAGCTCCGCCAGGATCGCCGCCCGTTGGTCAATATCTTTGCCGTTCGGATCCACGCGCTTGCACAGGATCAGATCCTCGGGGCCTTCGACGTAACTCTCCAGCGGGTTCATTCCCACGCCGTGCGGATAAACGGCCTCTATCAACGTCCACAGGCCCACCGGAGCCCCGTCCTCGAAGCATGGCATGTAAATCATCCCGATGTGGCTCAGCGGGCTCTTTGTTGCCTTCTGAATCGCTTTGCTGATCTCAGCCTTGCCGATGCAGAACAGCAGCATGCCAGATCTCAAGCGACTATAGAATTCCGGCTTTCCAACCGCCAGCGCCTGCAGCTCCGAGATGTGGTCAATGTGCTTCGCCATATTATTTCTGGTCAATCGTTCTGCCAAAATGAGCGAGCAGAACCTTGTCGCGTCGGCAAATGCAGTTGCAGTCGGGGGTTGGGCAGTCCTCGTGATGATTACTGACGCACTCTTTGCAGATCATCACAAAGGGCTGTCCGGGCCGTATATCGCGCAGCGTTTTGATCACGTGATAGCCTTCCTTCAAGTGCGCGCCTCCTCGATCATCTGCTTCACCTCGTCCAGCTTTTCGATCACCACAAATGAGCAGCTTGGAGTGCAGATCGTTGTGCCGGCCAGGCAGGAGAATTCCAGCTTGATCTCGTCGGCGTCGACGCACATCGGCGTATGGTTACCGTCGGCCAGGTGAAATTCAACCTGCGTCATCCTGGAATTCCCTTTTGGTAAGCGGCCGTCAGATCGTCGATGTACTTCTGCGTCGTCGCCGGGCCGTTGTAGTGGTGCGCAAATAAAGCGAGAGACGCCTTCAAGCCCTGGCCAGCCTGGCTCGCCCGAAGCGCGAGGTTCGCGATGAATAGCGACGACAACTTTGCCCTGGTCTCCTGGTCGGTCAGCAGGATCTGCGGCGCAACCTTCATATTTGCCCACATCACCTGCCATTCGCCGTACGACATGTGCGCCAGGCAGTTCCACTGCTCGGTTGCAATCTTGTCAAAGTACTTTCCGCCGCGGCAGTAACCGTCCTCATGCCGAGGCGCGCAGTTCTTTCCCTCGCTCGACTCCACCATCGCCAGCGCGAACATCAGCGTCGGGCCGTCAAATGGCTTGTAGCCGAGCGCCAGGCCGTATCGCTTGCAAAGGTCAATGAGTTGCGGAATCGGTGTCTGCATCGTGCCTTCTATAAAAATAGGGACCTGTAATTACAGGTCCCTTCGCAGAGTGAAGCGAGGCTCCAATCTGTGGCTTTAGTTCTGGATGAACTCGATTGAGACATCCCTCAGCGTCACAGTGGTCAACGCCGCCGTGGCCGCTATGTTGATCGCCAGCACGTTCGACGCAGTATGGTCGTAGGTTGAAGATGCCGCCGTGTTGTTGTCGCAGTAGTTCAACAGAGAGGCGCCCGAAGACCAGGCCGCCGCTGTCGAATTTTGCATGCAGCCGTGCGCTTCATCAGCTCCCGAAGACCCAGTTGTGGTGGTCTGAATGACAATGTCGAAGGGCAGCGGCGCGCTGCTGTTGCTGTTCGCGTTGGCAGCACCTACGATGGAGACCGGGGTAATGGAGGCGCCAATCTTCACGCTGAGGGTGATCGCGGGCGTGGTAGCGCCGTTGGAAAACACGGCATAGCCCTTAATCCGCATCTTCTTGCCTTGCACATTCATCGCGCCTGCGGCCAACGTCCAGGAGCCCATCGTCTGCACCGTGGTCACGGTCGTGATCGCAGTCTGCGGGCCCGCCGTCAGGTTTACGACGCCGGCCGTATTGGCCGCTCCGGAGAGAGCAGGCCCGGTATAGCCGGAAGACACCAGCGAGGTGAAAACCGCGTTGGCGCCGAACGGGCAGACGGTGATGCCGCCGCCGATCTGGAATGCCCCGGCACAGACTGCCATAGTCAGAGGCTGCAGAACTTCGCTATTCGCCGCACCGGCCGCGGCAGAGGCATATACGCGGTATCCAGCTGCATCCGAGACCGCGGCGGGGGCAGTTACGGTAAGCGTAGAAGTGGCTCCGGTGGTAGCCTGTGTCGAGCCGGAGTCGGTCGAAATCGGTGTCTCGCCGCCAGTCCACGTCACATAAGTTGCCGCTAAACGGTAGGTGCCTGCTGGAATCAGCCCGCCGGTCGTTGCCGTCGCAAGTGAGACCGCAGCAGGTGCGTTCAGGTAAATATTCGGAGTCAGCGGAATCAGGCTCGCCACCGGCAACTGCCCGTTGCTGAAGCCGTACTGGCCTGGTCCAACCCTCATCAGGCAGCCGTCTAGCCCAGAGTTGTATGAAGCCTCACCGCAGTAACCGACGTTGGTGCCGGAGATCACCGGCGGCGCCTGGCGGCTTTGCCCGAACATCGCTGAGGCGACGAGCAGTACAACCGCCAGCAGAGAGAGTGTGCGAAATGCTTTCATTGGAGCTCCTATTTCGAATTGAAATTGAGAAACCTACCTGCCAGCCGCCGTGCTCAGGGAGCGCGCGCCCTTTAGCGCGGCGATATCCTCACCATGCTCCGTCGACTTTACTTCGAGAATGCCGAGCCGCCGCTCATGATCGTTTGAGGCCCGCGAGTGCATCCCGTAGATGAACGCTATGCCGAGCAACTGTATGCCGATCGTCGCTCCTAGAATCTGTGCTCCGTCCATGCCCCCTCACCTCGAATTCCAAAAGGAAAGGCCATCGCCCGACGCCTTCCCCCGAACGGCGCCTTGCTCTGGCCCTTCCCATGTCCCACCTGTTGTTGCAGGCAGAATCTTAAAACTTTTCTCTTGACGTTCAGCAACTCTGTATTACAGTGTCATACATGGACCCAATCAGCTTTCGCCCCACTGAAGAGGACCAGAAAATCCTTGAATGGCTTAACAAGAAGCTCGGAGTCGGTGTCAGTCAGATCATCCGTATCGCTATCCGGCTGCTTCAACAGAAGGAGAAGAGATCGTGAAATCCTTAACCTTCGCCGTCCTGCTATCGCTCTCTTTCATCGCCTGCGGCGGCTCGCCGCCAAGCCCGCTGGAGACAAAGAACGGCGTTTTTATCGGCGACTCTGTCACCGTTGTGCTCGGTAACCAGCCTCAATTTCAGGCACATGCGAATTGGACCGGCAAGGGCGTCTCGGGCCAGACCTCCGCAAACATCGCGGGGCGCTTCGAAGCCGACGTCGTCGCCCTACATCCCGACATCGTGCATATCCTGGCCGGGACAAACGACGTCTATTCCTGGTGGCTTTCACCGTGCAGCATGGGCCCCGATGCCCCTTGGTGGGTCGGATCGGGAGGTGTAGCCAACCTTGGAATCGACGACTGCTCTACCTTCGGCTATATGGTGCAAACAGCCAAAGCCAATGGCATCCAGGTTGTTGTCGGGACTATCCCGCCTTGGGGAACAGCTTCAGGTATTAGCTCGTCATCGCCAGAAGTGTGCGCGGTGGTTGGATATAGTGCCGCCTATCAGGCGTGTCTTGACCCATCTCCTGAACGCTACCTTCGCATCGACGAGCTGAACGCCTGGCTCAAGCAGTTCGCAGCCGAGCAAGGAATCACAATCGTCGATTACCACTCCGGACTCACCGACGATGGCCAGCACTACCGAACGGGCGAAACCGACGACGGGGTCCATCCCAACGCAGTCGGGTCTCAAATCATGTTCGATATGCTACTCAGTACGCCTCTACCACGATGAGGCCATTGCCGCCCGGACCGCCCGCGAAGCCGCTTGTTCCTGCCGAGCCGCCGTTTGTGCCACTAGCGACCGAATAAGAATAGGTCGCATTGGGTGTCGTGATCCAAGCCTCCACATATCCTCCTCCTCCTCCTCCGCCGCCAGTTGGAAATGTCGTAGATGCCGAGCCGCCGCCGCCGCCGCCTCCGCAACTTGATCCCGATCCTCCGACCGCACCATTTCCTCCATAGCCAGCGCCCATACCGCTAAAACCAGATCCTCCAGTGCCGCCCTGGCTGGCAACACTTGGGACGGTTCCGGTTTGACCGGAAGAGCCAAATAAATTAAGAGTGCCTCCGGAACCGCTCCCGCCAAAGCCCGGAATATAAGAATTTGCCCCGATTCCCCCGCCGGCTACCAGAAACGTGGTTCCAAAAGTGGTGTTGGATGGCCCGCTTGATGCGCCGCCTACAGTCCCACCGCCGCCCCCGCCGCTGGCAGCGCCGCACATGCGAACGTGCAGTAGCTTTGTTCCGGCCGGCGTCGTGTATGTCCCGCTGCCCGAGCTGTAGACCGTAGGTGTAGGTGCCCCGAGGACGGCGCCGTTCGGAACGGCGCGCCCGCTGTCGACCTCATCACCGGTCGCATTTGTCGAGCGTAGATTGCCGTTCGTGAAGCTGCCTGTGGTGACGGCAACCTTGACTCCGACAGAACCTTGCAGCCCCGTTACATATTGAGATCCAGCGATCCTAAACTGGGGAAAGTTCAGGAACCCGCTGCTCCCGTTGACGTTTCCACCGGTAAGCTGCACATACGTCGAATCGCCCGTCGGTGCCGGGATTATCGGGATCGTAGTCATCGGCGCCAGGTTATCCAGCGTCACCGACGCCCCGACGATGTTGCTGTAGTCCTGGGTGGACTTCATCTGCCCGTTCACCCAGTACTCCACCGTCCAATATGTGCAAGGATTCAGCGCCGAAGGCACACACCCGGTCAGCGCAATCACGTCGCTGCCGTAGATCGTTCCCGTTACCGTGCCAGTCACCGCTGCCGGAACACAAGGCGGATCGGTGTCCGCTACCACTCCGGTCCCCGCCACATACGGGATGTTCGTCCCGTAGTTCTTGAGGTGGAAGCACACCTGGCCCGTCGTCGCCGGCGACGTCAGCCCAGTGAACAGATGGGCTGTGTACGTCGTCTGCGCAAAGCCAGAAAGCCCGAAAGCCAGAATTGTCAGGAGAAGCAGCAGTCGCCTCACGCGCTTATGGAGCCTGCACATACGTCAACACACCCTGAAAGTTCGGCCCGGTGCCGGCACTCAGCGCGCAAAGCTCTTTGCCTTGCGGCGTGGCAAAGTTAGTCAGCCCGCTCGCGAGCTCCAACGGTATGGTAGTAGACGCCGCGATCGTCCCGGTCAGTGCTGTTGCTCCGGTATCGCACGCCGTGCTGCTCTTGGTGCCATATTCGAAGACCATCGTGGGAGACGTTCCCGCAGCAGAGGCATAAAAGCCGCAAACGTAAACCCTTAGCCCCGCGCTCGCCGCCACCAGTTCCGTGGTCGTCGCGCTCGAGATGTTAACCACGGCGCTCTGCTTCGCCACCGCGCTCGATTGACAGGGATCGTTTGCCGAGAGCGGCGAGCTCGCGGCCGTCTCCAGCGTGTTCACCTGCACCGATTGCAAAGACCCGCCTGACCAGGTCGCCGTGACCAGGTAATAGTCATAGAGGCCTGTAACCTTGCGGTTTGCATTGGCGTTAGCCGTATAGGTGTCCAGCGTATCGCAGGTTGCAGAGACGGCCGCCAGGCCGTTCAGCCCGTTCAAGGATCCATAGGCAGCCTGGTTGCCGCGTCCGCAGCCCTGAATTGTGATTGTGCTCGTAGTTGGCGAGCCGTTGATCAGCACTTCGAACGTGATATTCAGCGAGCCGATGCGGTTCGTGTGCGTCCAGGTGCCGCCGGATACCGTGATCTTGCCGGAATCCCTGTCCATGTTGTAGGCGCCCTGGGCGCGCGCGCTCGATGCCCACAGCGCGATCACCGCCAGGGTCAGCAGCCACAAGAGGTAGAACCGCGGCTTGTCGTTCAGTCTGCTCAATCGCATAATGCTCCGTAGTACGAATCTTTATTTGAGGCCCGGTCACCGTTGGCCTTCGACGCCCAGTCCCGCTCCATGATCGATAGATCCCGCAGACATGGCCGGCAGACGAACCGCTCTATTGCATGCCTGCCCTGGAAGAGCTTGTACTTCCATCCCCGTCGACGCATGTGCGGAGTCATCCGCGTCTGTGCCTCAGCTTCTGTCTGTACCTTCAGGTACCTGAGCTCGACCGTAACGTGATGCTCAACCTTCGCCTTGCCGAAGGCATCGTACTCGCCCTCGATCGTCTCCGCCCTGTCCTCCACGTTACAGTTCGAACAGCGCCTGATAGAGGGTGCCCCGTTCAAGCCCGTCGTTGGCTTGGGTGGGGTTGTTTCTCTACCACTCAGCGTCGTGCGATCGGGAGAGAGTCTTTGCATCTCTGGCTTCTCTGCATCGCCTTCAGGCTTTGCCTGTAGGGCTTGCTGGTAGGCTTTGCCGGCTCAAAGTCGTTGTCGCACCAAAAACACTTGATCTTCTCCGGCAGCGGAGGAATCAGCGTGTTTGCCGCGCCGCACGATGGACAATACCTGGCGACAGCCTTACTTGTCGCCATCGGCGCGGCCGTTGCCTTCCAGTCCCACCACTGGGTGACAGTTATCGACGATCTCCCAGATCGTGTCGATCAGGCCCTTGCGCACCTTCCGCAGTTCCACACTTCGCCGCATTCCGTTACGGATTTCGGCCTCTGTCTCATCATCCACGCCGCAACCTCGCTTAAGATAAGGGGAAGGAGGATAGTTCCATGTCAAACACAAAAACCGGCAACACCGCCAAAACCAAAAACACCAAGCGCACGCCTACCAAGACGACTGCAACCCGCAAGGCCAAGCGCAAGGCTGCCTAACCACTCGCCGGCGGGGTACTACTTGTGCTCCGCCCTTCTCTCCGCCTCGGCGTACTCCTCGGCCATCACTTCCACCGGCACGATCGAGAACCTCGGCCTGGTCATCAGCGCGTATCTAAGCGCGTCCGGCGCGTGATCTTCAGACATCGTGTCGACGTCTTCAGGATCGTGCTCGTCAAAGGGCAACGCTGGCAGCGTCCTGATCAGGTTCGGACAGCCCAGCCCCGGGAACTGCGGATCCTCGCCAAATATCTGGAGCATCGGGGCCCGCGATAGTTGCCCTTCTCTGTTCTGCTCCCAGGCTAGAAACTCACGGACCCGCGACCAGCCGTTCACGCGATCGTTGTCGCCGGCCACCATCTTCCAGCCGTGGATCCCCATCACCTCTGCGATCGAAGGCCCATGGTCCGGATTCATGCAGCTGGGATCCGCGACGTTGTAACAAAGCTTCTCGAGCGCACTCAGCTTGCAGTTGTACTTCGCCAGCCACACCGTGTCGCGCTTCTTAATGTAGGCTTCGCGATACGCAAATATGCGGCCTTCAGGGCTTACGGCAAACCACAGCGTCGCCGCGGCTGAGGTGTAGCCCCAATCGAACCCTGTGAAGCGCTCCCACCAAATGGGAACATTGAACGGCTTGCAAACATGCAGTTTGCGGTTCCACTCACCGAAGAACTGTCCGACGAAGCTATCCCAGGATCCGAAGAGATGAGCTTCGCGCAGCTGCCCATGCAGGGCATTCAGCTTCCGGCCGTAATCCGTCCTCGATACAAAGAACTCGTATCTCTGCGAGTCCGTCCACGAGTAGTACCCGTTGACGTACGGCGCGAGGAAGGCCCGATGCTGATCGCCCGTCCAAGTCTTCCACTGCAACGGCGTGATGCCGGCATCGCGAACAAACACGGGCGATGCCCACTCGACGTTGTCCCAGCCGTATGCCTGGATGAAGGCATAATCACTGGGTACTTCGTTATCTCTATAGTCTCGATCGACAAAGATGCGCTTGATGAACTCGTGGCCAGCCTTGCCAGGGTTCGTCGTGTACAACATCTTCGGCACGATCGCCGGGTTCTTAGTCCACCGGTTGCACGTCTCAAGGAAGGTCAGCTCTTCTTCGTTGAAGTGCGTCGCCTCTTCCACCAGGATGAATGCATATTCATGCCCCTGGAAGTCGTAGACGTCTTCCTTGTGCTCGGCATATCCGAAGATCAGGTTCGATCCGTTCGGAAACGTCAGCGTCTTCTTCGACTCGTTCCACCACTTACGAAGGTGAGGGAACTCGCGAAACATCGGCACAACGTGGTTGCGGTAAACCTCTTTCCAGGTCCGCCGCAGAATCAAACAGTCGACGGCATCGTAGGTCAGGCACAACAGGATCATTACGTCCCTGCCTGCCTTCGACTTTCCGCCACCTCGAGCGCCGCCGTACCCTATTTTCGTCGGGCAGCCTGACCGGCTATCACTTGCCAGCGTCCAGAACTGGCCCTGCTTCGGCTGAAAGCGTATGTTCAGCGCAACCGGCTCAGTCGAGCGCGCCAGCATTGCCCAATATCTCTCGTATCTCAGCGTAGGCCGGCGCGTCCCAGCATGGGCAATCGGGACCGCATAAATGGTTCGGCTCACCCACTTCCACTTCCACAACGATCATGTGAAGAACCTGTTCGTTATGCGCCACCGATGAACTCCACCGTAACCTTCACTTCGCCGCTGTGGTTGTGCTCGACCTCACCTTCGGTCTTTTGCGTCTGCACAAAGTAGCGGCCGAATTCAGCCGCCAGCTTCGCGTACTCTCGCCGCTCCGTCCATGCGATCAGATCTTCGCGATCGAAGATCATCCCCTGGAACGCATAAAGCTTCGTCTCGGTCGCATCCAGGCCCTCTGCGATGCGAGCGACGATCTTCTCTGAAGGAATTACCGCCTGGATCAGCTCGGCGAATGCGCCCTGCACGTCTGCGGTCTCGATGTGCGCCTTGGCTGTCTTCGCCGTCGACTCCGCATATCCGGCATCCAATGCGGACTGCTGTTTCGTTTTACCTTGCGCCAGGCCGTCCAGGTACAACCGCTTCCGCAGCGTTAACTGCGCTAGCACATCAAGCTTCTTCAGACTCGCCTTACGGCCGGCGCCCTTGCGCTTTCCACCTCGAGGCATTGCATCTCCCGGGCTCAAGTCGACCCCGAGGGTAGGCCTCAACTCGCCGCGCTTTGAAAAACTGCTGGTTGAATCTCAGACAAAATCAGACATATTCAAACGTGTTCAGCTGGCCCCTAGGGACCCCGTCACCGCGATCGAGGCAGCCTCATCATCCACCTTGAGATATGCACCGGTTGATGCCAGGCTCTTATGCCCAAGGTACTGCCGAACGTTCTCAACCCCTGCTGCCTTAATAGTTTGCATGGCTATCGAATGCTTCAAAATGTGCGGGTGTGCGAGATCTTTCGCGATGCCGGCGGTCTTTCCGTGGCGGCGGACCAGGCGCCAAAAATGAATTCTCGATATCGGGAAAATTCTTTGATTAGGGTGCATTTCCCGGGTGAATTCAAACAATCCGGTGGCCTCATCGAGGAGCGGATCCTCATGCCCCACCAGCGGCTGCCTGGTCTTCAGCGACCCCTTCAACCGAGCGACTGTTACATGACCGTCAGCGATCGAACCGGCTGTTAATCCAGTCACTTCGCTGGCTCTCAGCCCATGCCAAAAGCCGATGAGGATCATCAGCCAGTCACGTTCGCGGTAGGCCTTTGCCGCGCCCAGAAGCCCCAAAACCTCGCTTTTTGAAAGGTGTTCCATAATCAAAAAAGGAAACAGAACTGTATTTCGTTACCTGCTGGGGCTGCCTACTTCTGGTGCTGCATCACGCGCACAACTGCTGCCTTGGCACTATGTGCGGCCTTTTTCACGCCGCGAGCAACATTGACGGTACCGACCGCCAGCATACCCGCCAGGGCACAGACTACAAGCACTCCACCACTCGGCATCACTTCTCTCCTTTTTTCTCGTTCGCGGAACGGAGGAGCTCCCGCAGCGCCTTCGGGAACCGCGGGCGCCCCCGCGAATTCCCGGATTGCCCGGTCTTCCATGGCTTCAGGTTCTTCAAACTGTGGGGATGAGTACCGCGTCTCGACCTGGTGAGCGTCATAGCTGCACTGTAAAGCTATTTCTTCGCAGGCTTCACAGCTTTTGCACAACCCAACAGCACGCCAGCACCAGGTTTTGCACTGGCCACATCGACAACTGCATACGAGTACTGCTTCGCCGTCTCGCTCTCAACCCGACCGACTTCGGCCGGCCCCAGGCACGCCGAAAACTCCTCTTTCCACTTCGGATATTTACCCGCGCTGGTCTGCACGATCACAAACAGCCCAGTCGCGCCGGCCTCCAGCTCGCACTCCACCCCGAGGCTCTGCTTGATCGCTATCGCGAGTTCCTCCGGACAGAGCGTCTTCACACCGTCCATATTGGCAAAGCCAAGCTCGAAGAAAACCTGTCCGAGGGCGGCATCGCGTTCTTTGTCGGCCGCAGTCTTCAGCTTGCCGGCCGCCGCCGCTCCAGCGCATGCGTTGCGCGCCGCTTCCAAAGTCTTTTTTGTGAGCAGGCCGACGACGGCCACCTGCGTTGCCATAGGGGAACTCCTGATTTTGTAGTTTGGATTCTGCTTCAGCAGGCGCCAGCAGCGCTTGCGACTCTCGGCCCAACCCTGACAGCCAGATCGTCGCCAATGTATGGCCACACCTCGATCTTGCTCATCGCTCGATCGACGAAGTTGGCGAGGACGTTCTTCTTCAGCCGCCGACTAAAGTAGCTTCGCCGGCGAGGTCCACGCTCCCCGACGTTCGCTTCCATCTCTCCCAATGTGATCGTTGAGTTTGCCAGTAGTTCGCGCGCGGTAGGTTTGCGCTCCATCAGTTGGATAATGAGATGATCTGCCTTTAGCCGGGACAATCGCTTCGCCGGGCCGCTTTCGATCATGGCTTCAGCTTCGCGTCTGGGAATCGATCTCAGCCGCTCGCCATTGCACGAGTAGACCGTAGCTCTTAACACGTGACGTGCCATCGGAACTCCTACGGGGTAGAGGAATTTGATTGTCTGGAAACACTACGGCTAACAGATGCAGCGGCCGGTTGCGCACAGCAGAGGCTTGATGAGGCCTGCGTCAGAAGCTCGCTTTCGGGGGCGGACTCGACGGCTCTGAAAGGAATGAGCCCTCAACTTACGCCTGAGTACCTTTGCAAAACAAGATGGGAAAATAGCTTAGAAGAACAGTGAAATGGGTCTTACTGCACCAGTTTCACTTCTCCCGCAGCCTTCTTCGCCGCGCCTGGCTCCGCAATAGCCGGCGGCTCCGCTGGGCCCTCGAGCTCAACGATCGCGCGCTTCACGTATGCCTCGCGCTGCTCGTCGGTCAACTCCTGAAAGGCCTTCAGCACCAGGTCCAGCGTCTTCCGTTCAGCAAACGCGATCGCCTGCTCGGTGTAATAGATCACCTGGGCGCGCTCGGCCACAACGATCCTCCGCAAGCCTGCATTCTCGGCTCCGAGCCGGTCGATCGCCCTTGAGGCTTCCGTCATAGCCCGGCCGATCTCCGCCTGCGTAAGCTTCTTCTGCACCTCGAGCTTCTTCTTTACGCGCTCCTCCCGCGGCTCGCGCTGTTTAATTCGTTCTCGAGACATAATCCCTCCCAGCTCCTGGAACCATCGGTAACACGGCCTTTTCCCACCATTCAGAGTTATACTAAATCTGGTTTTTCTCCCAAGATTAACCAGCGTTGGGGAGCCCCTGGGACTGAGCACCTCGGGGGCTTCTTACTTTTTCGCCTTCTTCGGGCGTCCACCCAGAGCTCCCCACTTACTCAGCTTGTCGCCATGTCTCTCCACTGTGGTCTGGCCACCCTTCTCTCCCTGACACTTCGGACACACCAACTCAGTGTCCGGATGTAACTTGCAAACTGCCTTCTTTTGGGCCATGGCCCCTCCGTAACTTGCAAAAGCCAGCGCTGGCTTTATTGTAGCTGCGTCATGGTCCCCCAATCAATCGCCTCGCCTGATACCCCACATACACTTCACCACATCGATTGCCCGGCCTGCAGGCTCTACCTGGTGCGCACCGTCGAGCCGGCAGCCATGGGTAGCATGCACTTTTCTGAAGCCTCCGCACTCTGGCTCAACGAGCACAAAGCCCGAATTGCCGAGAAGACCTGCACTGACTATCGCTACTACATCGCCACGCTCGAGCACTTCTTCGGCGAGCTGCAGCTCGACCAGGTCCACGTCGGGCACATCGCCGCCTACACCGCCGAACGCTCGGCCGCGGCGGGGCCTTCGTGCATCAACCATGAGATCAATACCCTCAAGCAGATCCTCGAGCGCGCCGGACTGTGGAGTGAAATTAAAAAGTTCTATCGACCGCTTCGTCTGCCCAGGACAGTTGGCCAGGCGCTCGAGCCGGTGGACGAAGCACGGCTCTTCATGGTCGCCGGCACCAGGCCGCGCTGGAAGATTGCTTATTGGTGCTCGATCCTGAGTGCCACAACAACCGCGGGGCCCGCGGAGATATCGCACCTGCACCTCGACGACATCGAGTTGGGGGAGCGGCCAGGCAGTCCATTTGGAAGCTTGCGGATCCGCGACGGCCTGAAGAATGGCCACCGCGAGCGCATCCTACCTCTGAATTCGTCATCGCAGTGGGCTGTCACTCAAATTCTGAAGCGGTATTACAAACTCTGCAAAAAGCTGTGTCTCGTGCCATATCCGGATCACTACATACTTCCCGGACGCAAACGTCGCCGGCCCCTCGATCCCTCGAGGCCCATAGGGAGCTGGAAGAAAGCCTGGGGAGCGCTACGCCAGGCCGCGGGCTTGCCAGGGCTGCGCATGTATGACCTGCGCCACCACGCCATCACCAAGCTGATGGAGGATCCTGATATCTCGGAGCAGACGGTCGAAGAGATGGCCGGCCACGCGCTCTCGAGCCGAATGAAGAAACGCTATTCACACATCCGCCTGGCGCCCAAGGCCGACGCCGCCGCGAAGCTCGAACTGCCCCTTCCAAAGAAGCCTCCGGAACGAGAAGAAGCCGACTGCCGGCTGAGCGCTCGTTTCGGGGATGAGCTAAAAAAATAACCCCTGTGAGAGAGATAATGCTTGACAACATCTCGGCGATGTCCTATAAGAGAACGAGAAGAAGCCGACTGCCGGCTGAGCGCTCGTTTCGGGGATGAGCTAAAAAAATAACCCCTGTGAGAGAGATAATGCTTGACAACATCTCGGCGATGTCCTATAAGAGAAACACGATGGCGACGGCAATCACGCTACCGGTTCTCAAGTGCAAGATTTGCGGGCACGAATGGCATCCTCGGAAGGACGGCCTTCCGGTTAGATGTGCCAATTCGAACTGCAAGACTCCAAACTGGAATCGGGATGCGAGTGATTTCCAACGCACATCGAAAAAACGCGCCAGCGTCAGACCAGAAATTGAAAGTGCGACTTCCACGCTTCCTGTGGGCGGTTAGCTCAGCTGGTTAGAGCGCCTGCCTTACAAGCAGCGAGTTGTACGAAAAACGGAAAGAGCGCCTCACGTAGTCTGGATCTGACACTGGATTTGGGAGAAAAATCCAGTGCTCAATCACGAAACAGATCATTCACGCGGGGCTGATCACCCCAACCCTGCAACATCCCACGCCAACGAGATAACCCTACAGAACACGGCTCAGGGCATCTCGGCCACCTTCGACGGCCCCGGTGCCGCTGAAATCTTCCGCTTGTTCGGCGCCAACGTCCTTCCGGTCAACCCAGCGCCCTGCGGCGATACCATGCAGGACGTCGCCCGGATGATCCGCAAGAACTGGCCCGGCTGGGCCGTGGGGGTGGTGTAATGGCCAGCCTATCCCATGCTCCCATGCTCACGGTCGACGCGCAGACGGCAGCCACCGCTCGCAACCTAGCTGCTCGGTGCGTGAAAAATGGCACCCTGGATACGGTTACCGAGCGCGCCTGGCTGCTGCTTAATTTTCCGCGACGATCATCGGTCACGTTGTACATGGGCTACGACCCCAAAGTCGCCGAGCTCATCGCCGAGGCCGCCAAAAAAGTCGTCATCGAAACCTTCGAGTATCTGCTGGCCATGCAGGGGGAGATTTTGCCTCTCCGCGCGGCTCTCACCCTCGATGACGCCGGAGGCGACCATTCCAAACTCGGGACTATTCAGGATTTCCTAGTCGAACCAGTGATGAAGGAGGTCACGCCGCAACGCTGCTTCCTCAAACAAGGGCTCTTCGGCCGCTGGTTTATTGTCAGGGCCGAGAATCAGTATTTCGGTTGGAGTGGATCTTGGTGGGTCCCCATCACCGAAGACTGTCAGCCTGCCGGTCAGCTTGCCGGTAATGTCCAGGCCTACAACTTCGGCACCAAGGAAGCCGCCACGGAATATGCCGCTGAGTTCGGCTTCGTGATCGGCGGTGAGCTATGAATGCCTTCTCCGCCGAAGTTCTCAAGGTCACCTGCCCCAAATGCCATCGCGGTTCCGGCCACTGGTGTCGCGATGAAAAGGGTAAATGTGTTTTACCGCATCGCGAGCGGCGCCGAGCAACGCTCGACCTGGTCCTGTCGCCGTACGCTCACTTCCTGCAGCGCAGCGCCCTCACGCTCGTGTGTTGCCTAGCCCTGATGCTCGCCAGCTGCAGCTCCTCGTCGTCGCTTCTCCGGCAGCGTCCATTGCCCCGGCTCCCCGGCTCAGTCGCAATCAGCCTGCAACAGCCTTCGCCCCAAACGAGCCCCCGGCTGCCAGTGCGGAAAGGCGGCCACCGATGAGCACAATAGCCGG